GGTAAAAGACGGGCAACTTACCATTGAAGGTAATAGTTCTGATGCCACAGATGAGAAAGAGTATCTTCATAGAGGCATTGCCGCACGTGCTTTCAGTAGAAAGTTCACCTTAGCTGAGACTGTAGTGGTCAGAGATGCTTCCCTAGAGAACGGAATGCTTCGTATTCTGTTAGAAAACGTTATCCCAGAAGAGCAAAAACCGAAGAAGATTTCTATCGGGAAAACTCTTCAGGATACCAAAGAATTACTCACTGAGTAATACAGGGTGGGACGGAGTGAAAGCTCCGTCCTTTAATTTCACAGCTAACTATAGGAGTCAAAAAGCTGATGAACAGAGCAATCTCTTTTCTGAAGAGTTGCGATGGCACATTTTGCGATGCAGTTGCACAAGTTGCACTGAGCGTAGTATGCGTCTTTGTAATAGCTACTTGTCTGGGTAGCATATCCTAAGAATGAAGACACCACACACAACACAGGAGAAAAGTATGTCTAATAAAAATCCCTTCGAAATCCGAGCAGAAATGCTCAAACTTGCAAAAGATTACATGGATCAGCAGTATCACATGAACATCCAGTTCTATGAGAACATGATCGCAGAGGGCGAAAAAGCCCGTAAAGATGTTGAAGACTGCCTTCAAGATGCTTACAAAATGTATTCAATGGATGAGTTGATGGAGAAAGCCAAGGAACTTTACACTTTCGTATCTGAAAAGAAGTAAGTGTAGTCACCAATCTAAGGAGCGTGAACAACGCTCCTTTTTTCATTTTAATTACAGGAGAGACAATGAGTATTGTGTTTTGGGTAATAGTAGTAATGGGCACTATCAGCGCAGTTGAAGGCAATTCAAAATTGAATAAACTGTGTCAGAAAGAGATAGATGAGGGCGTTTCTGCCACCATTAAAGAGTGTAAACAATATCAGTTTGATACGAGGATCAAAACAGGCTGGTAATACTTAAAATAATGCTTGACAATTGGTCTATGCCGTGTTATACTACACGTTCTAATTGGAGATATAATATGAAAACTGTGATCGCACTACCTACGCTCTATAAGCGTGATACTAAAGGTAAAGTAAGAGTTCTGACCATTGAGTATGGTTATGATGATGAAACCACCGCTGGCACTAGATCAGTTGCAGGCATACAAGAGGGTCAGTTAGTGACCTCTGGATGGAAACTATCCACACCAAAAAATGTTGGAAAGGTTAATGCAACGACCAATATCACTCAAGCCTTAGCAGAAGCCCAAGCAAATTGGGATAAGAAGACTGAGAAAGAATACTTCTCTGATATCAAGCTAATTGACACTTACGAAAAGTTTAAGCCTATGCTTGCAGGTGACTACACTAAACGTCCTCAATCAGAGGGCTGGAGTCAACCTAAACTAGACGGCATCAGATGTATAGCAAATTCATCTGGATTGTGGACTAGAGCAGGCAAAGAAATTACGAGTTGTCCACATATCTGGGAATCAGTGAAGCCATTCATTGAAGCAAATCCTGGTATCGTCTTAGATGGCGAACTATACAACCACGAACTTAAAGAAGACTTTAACAAGATTACCAGTCTTGTGAGAAAGTTGAATGCGACTCCTGAAAGTATTGCCGAGTCTGCATCTCTTGTTCAATACCACGTGTACGATTGCTACGTAGAAGATATGTTGTTTATCAACAGAATTAAACTGGCTTACGGAGCAAAGAGTGATGTTGTAAAGATCGTTCAAACAGACTTTGCACAAACACAAGAACAACTTGATGAGTTCTACAGTTCTTACATGACAGATGGCTATGAAGGTCAGATGGTAAGAAACAACACTCCCTACGAGAACAAGAGAAGTAATAACCTCTTAAAGCGTAAAGAGTTTATCACTGAAGAATTTCAAGTGGTCTCTATGCTTGAGGGTCAAGGCAACTGGGCAGGTCACGTAAAGCATTTTGCTCTTACTCTGCCAAACGGTGCAACTTGTGGAGCTGGAGTTAGAGGCAAGCAAGAAGTCTTAAAAGAATTGTGGGAAGTTGGCGATACACCGTCATGGGCTACACTGAGATACTTTGGTCTTACACCTGATGGTGTGCCAAGATTTCCTGTTGTGATCGATTATGGTTTCGGTGAGCGAAACGATTAAATACTTGACAAAATGTTTCATACGTGATACATTGTACATTATAAGAAACAGATTAGAGGCTATATGACTTTTTACACATGCGTAAATAGATACGGCAGTAACATTCTCTTTCGTGGTTACACGGATGATGGTGGTCGCATTCAGAAGAAGATACCATTCAAACCAACGATGTATCTTAAATCTTCAAAAAATGAGAGTGGTTGGAAATCTTTTGATGGCGTGCCTGTTGACCCTATTCAACTCGACTCTATGCAAGAAGCTACCGAATTCGTCAAGAAGTATGAGAACGTAGACAACTTTAAGATATATGGCAATAACAACTTTGTCGCTCAATTCATCCAAGATAAGTTTCCTGGTCAAATCAAATATGATCTAAAACGCATCGAGGTTGGTAATATCGATATTGAAGTTGCGTCTGATGATGGATTCCCAGAGCCAGATGAAGCCAAGCATCCTATTATCTCGATTGCATACAAAAGCAGTAAGTCTAAAGTGTATCACGTTTGGGGTCTTGGCGAATGGCGTCTAGAAGACTGTGAACTTGACATGGATGGCTGTATGATTCAGTACCGCCATTGTGAAAATGAAGAAGACTTGATGCTAAAGTTTCTAACGTTTTGGCATGCAAACTGTCCAGACATTCTAACTGGTTGGAACATTCGACTATTCGATGTTCCGTATATGATCAATCGTACTATTCGTATACTCGGTGACAAAGTAGCAAAGCAGTTCTCTCCTTTCGGTATCACAAAGTACAGAAAGATTGGCATCAAAGGCAAAGAGATGGATGCTTACGAGATATACGGTGTACAGCAAGTCGATTACTTTGACCTGTTTCAAAAGTTTGGTTTTACCTATGGTAATCAGGCATCATATGCATTAGATCACATAGCGTCTGTTGTTCTAGGTGAGAAGAAACTTTCTTACTCTGAATACGGTTCTCTACATGGACTCTATAAACAAAATCACCAGAAGTTTATTGACTATAATATTCGTGACGTTCAAGTCGTTGATAAGATAGACAAGCAAACTGGTTTGATGGATCTAGCATTGATCGTGGCATACAAAGGTGGCGTAAACTACAATGATGCGTTCGGTACAACTGGTATATGGGATTCAATCATATATCGATATCTGTACGATCTCAAAATTGCAGTGCCACCTGCCACCCGCAAGCATAAAGATCCATATCCTGGTGGTTATGTGAAAGAGCCTAAAGTTGGCATGACTGAATGGGTAACGTCATTTGACTTAAACTCACTTTATCCCAACCTCATCGTGCAGTACAATATGTCACCCGAGACACTAGTTAAAGGTGATGATTTCACTGCCAGTGGTGTAGAACACTATCTAAAGAATCCAGTGTCTGATGCACCTAGAGAACGTGACCTATCAGTTGCCGCTAATGGTTCGATGTATCGTAAAGATAAGCGTGGTGTTTTCCCAACTATCATTATTGGTCTTTATGATGAACGTGCTGTTATCAAAAAAGAGATGCTTAAACTTAAGCAAGAAAATGAAGGTAAAAACTCAGCAGACTTGAAGAGACAGATAAATATACTAGAGAACACTCAGCAAGCTATTAAGATTTTGTTGAACTCTCTTTATGGTGCATTAGGTAATCAATACTTTAGATACTTTGAAATGGTTATCGCAGAAGGCATCACATTGTCTGGTCAGCTATCTATCAAATGGGCAGAGCAGGCTATGAACAGAGCCATGAATAACATATTGAAATCTGATGATGAAGATTATGTGATCGCTATGGACACTGACTCGTTATATGTTAACATGGGACCTCTTGTTGAGGCAGTGAAGCCTAATGATCCGGTGAAGTTTATCGATCAAGCGTGTGAGCAAAAACTGGTGCCTATCTTAGAGAAAGCGTACCAAAACATGTTTGAGAATATGAATGCATACGACAATCGTATGGTCATGGCACGTGAAGCTATAGCAGACAAGGGTATATGGATGGCAAAGAAACGCTATATACTTAACGTACACAACAACGAAGGGGTTCAATACGCAGAACCAAAACTCAAGATTATGGGCATTGAAGCCGTCAAGTCCTCAACGCCTCAAGTGGTGCGTGACAAATTTGTAAAAGCGTACCGCATTATGCTTAACTCTACAGAGAAAGAATTGCAAGAATTTGTGAAGAACTTCTACGAAGAGTTCAAGTCTTTACCACCTGAAGATGTATCATTTCCTCGTGGTGTGAGTGACATTGAAAAGTGGCGAGATAAGAATACCATCTATAAGAAAGGTACTCCTATCCACGTCAGAGGCGCCTTGCTATTCAATCAACAGATGAAGAAGCACGGACTATCAATGGAAGAAGTCAAGAATGGTAGTAAAGTCAAGTTTTGTTACATGAAGATGCCAAATCCTGTGATGGAGAATGTAATATCTTTCCCACAGTTTTTGCCTAAAGAGTTTGGTCTAGATCCTGATATTGATTATGAAACTCAATTTAACAAAACGTTCAAAGAACCGTTGAAGATGGTGTCCGATGCCATCAACTGGGAACTTGAACACATAAACTCATTGGAGGGTTTTTTCTCATGACAGACGATATATTTGATTTCGGCTTTACCGCAGTCGATGAAACAGAACTAGAAGCGGTACAAAAAGCAAACATTCAGATCACAGAGACAAGTGGCACTGCTGATCAGTTACAAACGAAGTTAGACAAGTTGTATAACTCTATTAGTCCACTACTTAATAGCCTTAAGGCAAACCCAGAGAAAGAGTATATTCTTTGGCCTAATCGTACAGGAAAGATTGAACAATTTGAAAAGAAACTGTTTGACATATACACGGGTTGATGCTATAATAGGCGCAATGAAACAAAATCTAAACAATGGAGAATTATAAATGTCATCCTTAATGGAAAAACTCGCAAAGAACTCGACTATCAAGTCGACCGCCCCTATCATGGACTCAAAAGTCTTTGGTAAGAAAGATATGGCACCAACGTCTGTACCTATGGTAAACGTTGCACTGTCAGGTAAACTAGATGGTGGACTAAGTCCAGGCTTGCTAATGTTAGCTGGTCCATCTAAGCACTTCAAATCAGCATTCGCATTGCTGATGGCTGCCGCTCATCAAAAGAAATATAAAGACAGTGTTATACTGTTTTATGATTCAGAGTTTGGTACACCACCAGAATACTTCAAGTCTTTTGGTATTGATATGGATCGTGTTATTCACACACCGATTACAGATGTCGAGCAGTTAAAGTTTGATATCACTAATCAGTTGAATGACTTAGATAAGAAAGATAACGTGTGTATCGTAATCGATTCTATTGGTAACTTAGCATCTAAGAAAGAAGTTGATGATGCACTAGACGGTAAGTCTGTGGCAGATATGTCACGTGCAAAGCAGATGAAATCTCTGTTTCGTATTGTAACACCTCATCTCAATCTAAAAGATATTCCTTTGATCTGTGTGAATCACACTTACAAAGAAATTGGTCTGTTCCCTAAAGACATCGTGTCTGGCGGTACTGGTGCTTACTATTCTGCTGATGCTATTTGGATCATCGGACGTAGACAAGAGAAAGAAGGCACTGAGATCAAGGGCTACCACTTTGTAGTCAATATCGAAAAGTCTCGACATGTGCGTGAAAAGTCTCAGATCCCTATTACTGTTACCTTTGATGGTGGTATCATGAAGTGGTCTGGACTACTAGAAGTTGCAGAGAAAGCTGGCTATGTACATAAGCCAAAAGTTGGTTGGTATGAAGCCCTTAATCCAGAGACTGGTGAAGTTCTGAGTGATAAGATGATGCGGGCAAAAGAGATCGTAGACAATAAAGATTTCTGGTTAATGATGTTTGAGAAAACAAATCTTGCCAAACACATCGAAAAGGTGTATACTATTGCTTCTAGTGCGGGTCTCATCAGTGATGATTCTCAAATTGAAATCGCTGATGAGGAGATAGTGGCGAATGATTGAAAACACCGTTCTTGCGGGACTCTTACATAACGAAGATTATATGCGAAGAGTTATACCTTTTCTTAGTGAAGATTACTTCGGTGACTTCACTGAGAAGACTGTATTTAAATCTATAACAGAATATATTGCAAACTACAATAGTGTGCCAACCAAAAGCGCCTTAAAGATTGCTATCGATGAGAAAAGCAACATATCAGATGATCAGTATACTACAATCATTGAAACGATTGATGGTCTAGATTATGATGCTAAAACTGATTTAGATTGGATCGTAGATAAGACTGAGAAGTTCTGCCAAGACAAGGCAGTCTTTAATGCTGTTCGTGAATCCATTCTTGTGTTAGATGGCAATCACAAAGATTTAGATAAGGGTTCTATTCCTGATCTATTGACTAAGGCACTTGGTGTATCTTTTGATCAGAATATTGGTCACGACTTCCTCGAACAACCAGAAGATCGATATGAGTTCTATCATACGAAAGAAGACAAAGTTGCGTTTGACTTAGACTTATTCAATAAGATCACTAAAGGTGGCTTGTCTCGTAAATCTCTAAGTATTGCTCTCGCAGGTACTGGTGTTGGTAAGACGTTGTTCATGACACACTGTGCGGCAGCCAATCTTATGGATGGCAAAAACGTTCTATACATTACTATGGAAATGGCAGAAGAGAAGATTGCTGAACGTATTGACGCTAATCTCCTAAACACTACGATTGATGCACTTCAAGAAATACCTAAAGATGTGTATATGAAGAGAGTTGACAGAGTGAAAGGCAAGACTACTGGTAAGTTGATTGTCAAAGAGTATCCGACTGCTAGTGCTGGTTCTGCACATTTCAGACATCTTTTAAACGAATTAAAGCTAAAAAAGAACTTTAGACCAGATATCGTGTACATCGATTATCTAAATATATGTACTAGTTCGAGAATGAAAGCTGGCGCTAATGTGAATTCTTACACGCTTATCAAAGCAATCGCTGAAGAGTTGCGTGGTTTGGCAGTAGAGTTTAACGTGCCTATCTTAAGTGCTACACAAACAACTCGTACTGGTTATAGTAGTTCAGACTTAAACTTAGAAGATACTTCTGAGTCCTTTGGTCTACCAGCAACTGCTGATTTTATGTTTGGTCTGATCTCAACTGAAGAGTTAGAGGGTCTAGGGCAACTGATGGTAAAACAATTAAAGAACAGGTGGGGTGACACTAATTATCTGAAACGTTTTGTAATAGGAATTGATCGATCTAAGATGAAATTATTTGATGCTGAAGAATCAGCACAAGATTTAGTTGATGATACTCCTGTTGCAGATAAGGGTAACTTTTCTAGTAGAATGAAAGAAGAGAAGTCCAACGACGGTAGTGTCTTATCCTATAGAAAGCGAAATACTGAGAAGAAATCAAACTTTGGTGGCTTCAAATAATAAAGAAATAAATGAGAATATACTGGAATAAATTTCACTCGATGATGAAGAGTGGAAGAATACATAGAGTATTAAACAAATACTTAAGTTAGGAGAAACATATGTGGTTGTGGATTTTAAGTAACGTAGCGGGGTCACTATTAGGTGCCGCATCTACAAAATGGTTCAAAGATACTAGAGCAGGTCATTGGTGCTATAACAAGTTCGATGATATTGCTGATTGGGCTACCGAAAGGTATGGCGTTGATATTCTTGATAAAGAAAACATTGCTTGGAAATCCAAGTATCCAAATGTATCTAAGAAGATTGATGAGTTAGAAGCAAAGATAGTTGAATTAGAGAAGAACAGTCACCCTTGCAAAGAACTACATGAGTTCGATGTATGGCCGGAGTTAGATGCTAGAATCAAAAAACTAGAGGAAAAGACTTTTTGGAAAAAATAATGCTCTATCTTGTAACTAAAGTCAACAAAGAGTTTCAAGTTTTAGAACAGTCCACCGGACTTAATCTATTCACTACGACTAATGCCAACGAAGCAGAACGTATGCGAGTGCTATTGAATAATGGTAGTGGCTTTGATGGGAACACACCAAGCTTTTTTATCAAGGAAGTTGCCCAATAAAAAAGGCAACTAAAAGCTGCCTTTTCTAAATAGTTTGCGTGACTGGGAGGAACCCCACCTGCATATAAAATGCGACCCCAGTTATTCCTTTTGTGAGTTTTTTAAAAACGTCCACACTTGCCTCTTGTGTTGTTACACATTCACACGCACCCATGCGACTATTTATACATTTTTAAAACCCGTGTCAATCTTTTCGTAATACTAAATAGCATCACCTGCAACAGAAGAAGGAATAGTTCATGTCAGTGGCTCCAGACGAAGGAGTCTTTCTAGATATTGAAGTTATGGAACTGGTTGACGGATGTATAGAATCATCTGTGCCTATCTATCTAATGGCTCAATATGCAAAATGTGTTGAACACGATCCGTTGTTATCAGAAAGCTACCTTAAAAAATTGTCAAAGAAAATGCTTGACAATTGGAATAAAATAGTGCATAATCATAAACATCTGATCAGTGAAGAAGACCTTAAAAACGTTGACTTTACTGGCGATTATCCAAAGCGCACAGAGATTGGTGTGCAACAGATGAGGTATGTATATTATGGCACTAAACGCAGAAACAATCCGTGAAGTCAAGTACGCTTTAGAAGAAGCCGAAATGCTTGAGTTCGCACTAAACGCTTATGATGAGCGTAGGATACAAAGCAACGCCAGCAAAATGTCTGGTGTACCATTGAAACTGGTACGTAAAGTATACTCGGAGACACAATCATGAGTATGCATATGATAAAAGGTATTTACGCTCCTAAGTCGAAAAGGCGTAAAGCCAAGAAACTCGACATGAGTAAAGTTGAAGTACAGTGGAGACAGTATAACAAAGATATGAGGCGCAAGCATATGCACTCATGTCAGTTCGATACGCTAGATGAATATGTTGCATATATATCTGGTAAACTAAAACCTAAGAAAAGAGAATTTATACCATATGAACCGACGCCAAGTGCACCGCAACAGAATAAGATACCAAGCCAGACGGCGAGCCCAGTTCATGGAATCCCACAAGCAGGAAGACGAAAAGAGCGACAAGTCTACACAGGAGACTACATCGTCGGAATTGCCACCATGCATAAGTCAAACGCAGTACCTATTACGAACCAAGAACAAGCAATAGAGATAGCAAGGATGGCTAAATGACTCGCTCATAAATAGTAGAAACAAGAGGAATCTACTGAATCATGAGTATGGAAGCATATGCTAAAATTGGAGAAAACCTGAACTCTATCGTGAAAGCGAAGAATTATCAGGTTGCTCCTCTGTATCCTAAAGGTAAGCCTGGTACTAATGATAAGTCTACTAGAGAGTTTCGCCTGCAACTGATTGATAAGAATCGTGATACGAGTGCCGATGTTATCGCACACCTTAAGATGCAGTTACGTAAAGATACTAGTTTAGAGAGTGTGACGTTCAATGATATCTCTCCTAATAGTTCTAAGTTTCCTAGTTACGGCTTTACCTTTGATGGTCTCAAGTACGACATCATCATTGCAAGAGGTGCCAATGCGGGTGAAAAGTTCGAAGTACGAACAGTCAAAACACTAGATAACTTTTTCAAAACTCGTACAGATAATGAGACATCTGAAGTTGTAACTCTAATGAGTGAATCATATGCTCCTTTTGCAAACGCTGAGATCGTTGGTGCAAAGCAGAGAACGGGAGCAACAAAGAAAGAAGGTATACCTATTGATAAGCTAGGCGCTATCATAGGAGATATCATTCTTACAGACAATCAGAATAATGAATGGTACATATCACTGAAAGATATTAACGGTAATACTTTTAGTTCGTATTCTGGTGCCGCATCTCTATTCAACTCTGCAGGCGATCTGCAACCAAACTCTGCTGGTGCTAAGTTTCTAAACACATTTGGCGTAGATTTAAACAGAGTGCAAGAAGGGTTTGATGAACGTGGTAGTATAAATAAAGTTAGACCGAAACTCGCAGTATCAAAAGCCAGCGCAAGAGAGATCGAAAAGATTTTCAACAGAGCGTGGGGTATGAACTACTTCTACGTAAGGCGAATGAGAACTGGGTGGAAAGTCTTCTGGTTAGGTAAAACTAAGTTGGATAAGTTATCTCAAAATATAAAAATTGATGATATAAGATATCCATCCACAAAATCTAAACAGATTACGATATTATGTAGTAACACAGTTGAGAACTATGTAATTGAGTTGAGAAATTCTAAAGCTGGTGAATACCCAAACGATACTAAATTCAAGGTTAAGAAATGACAGTCAGATTTAAAAGTTTTATTACCGAATCAGTCGGTGCAAAGGGACTAGCATACGAAAAGAAAGTTTTCGATGCAATGAAGTCTGCTGGAGTGATTGGCTTAGATGTGGGTAGCAAACCAGGCGCAGGATACAGTAATCAAGGCGCAGGTGATATTGAAGCATTATACAACGGTAAAGAATTCAATATCGAAATTAAACTAGACAAGAATGCACAGATGGGCGGTACGTCTATTAGAATAGACACGCAGAATAAGACCCACACCTTAGTCAAACCCGATGCGGTAGACGATGACGCTATTCCATTTTTCATAGAAGCGGCAAAGAAACAAGACAAAGCACTAAAAGATTGGGTTAACTTTATTCGTAAGCAAGAGCCTGTAGCATTCCACAAAAAAACACCATATACGATACCTTTCGGTTCAGTCACTAAAGACGCATGGTCAGCGGCACAGAAAGCTGGCTACTTAACTAAGATGAATGCGGTACAATCTTTTGACTCAGCGAAAACAATCGCTAAAGCATATAACCGAAAGAACGTATATTACATTCAGATTGGTAAAGCAGGTCTTTTCTATCTAGGAAGCAATCCCTTAAAACTAGATGTTCCAGAATACAAAGGATCTGTTAATATCGAATTTAGATTAGGACCATCTGGAAGTAAAGCAAGAAAATTTGAAGGCGAAGACTATCGTGTCGTCGGTGCTGGATATCGCTGTCAAGGCAGACTGAAGACTAATATCAAGTCTACGTATAGCCTCGATAATCCCGAAGACGTAAAGAAATTGTTTGGAGTATAACATGAAACGCCTATCGTCATTTTTGACTGAAGACAAGAACACACATATGGAGCACCTCGAAGACAACTTGCTAAATGCAGGCGTTGACGGTGCTAGAGACTCGATCAACTATCTACGCTCTTTGCGTGATATGTTAGCTGGTAATTCAAAATCCCAAGTCAACGTGACTGTCAAATGGGATGGAGCACCAGCAGTGTTTGCGGGTATTGATCCTTCTGATGGTAAGTTCTTTGTTGCGAAGAAAGGTATCTTCAACAAGAACCCTAAGGTCTATAAGACTAAAGCGGATGTTGATGCTGATACAAAAGGTGATTTGAATACTAAATTAAATTTGGCACTGAGATACTTGCCAGCTATGAATATAAAAGGAGTGATACAAGGTGATTTCCTCTATGCGAAGAAAGATATTAAGAAAGTACAGATTAACGGTGAACCGTATATTACTTTCCATCCTAATACGATTGTTTACGCTATACCAGAAAAAAGCAGGCTTGCTTCTGAAATCCTCAGATCCGAGATCGGTGTGGTTTGGCACACTAACTACAGAGGAAAATCTTTTGAATCAATGTCAGCGTCTTTTGGAGAGAAGATTGCAAGCAATCTTAAAGGCTCAAGATCGGTCTGGTCAGTAGACGCAGTATACAAAGATGTTACTGGTCAAGCTACGATGACCAAGACAGAGACAGATGCAGTAACGCTTCTTCTATCAGCGGCAGGCAAGCAGTTCAACAAAATTAACAAAGCAACTTTTGATGGCATTACAGAGAACGAAGATTTACTTGTAAGAGTGAAGACATACGTTAACGTTCAAGTTCGTGCAGGTCAGAAGATTGATAGTCCTTCTAAGTTCGTCTCTGGTCTAATGGAATACATCTACGAGTACTACCAGAAAGAAATCGATAAGAGGAAATCTGAGAAGGGCAAAGCTAGTCAAGAAGAGAAGCGTAAAGAGATCATGTCTTACTTCTCTAATACAGATAAATCTCAGATCGTAGGACTGTTTGAACTATACAATCTAATTGTAGATGCTAAGTTGATGATTATCAGAAAACTCGACAAAGCAAAAACAGTTGGAACATTCCTCAAAACTAAAGACGGATACAAAGTGACTGAGCAAGAAGGCTTTGTTGCTATTGATCGCATGGGTAAAAATGCAGTCAAACTAGTAGACAGACTACAGTTTAGTAATGCTAACTTTTCTCCAGACTACATTAAGGGCTGGCAGAAGTAAGTCAGGTTGTCACAGATGCAGACGATGCATCACGGGTATTCGGAAATGTCATTGTAATTTAGAGTAAAAATCAACTTTTCTTGTATAAATATTTGCGTCAACAAGATTGACATAACACATTTATCACATACGAAAGGTTACATAATGGCGCACGTATTAGCCGTAGTACGATTTTTAGATTTCTCATTCTTATCTGCTTACATCTACAAAGTAGTGAGATACTTCGAAGACCGCAAGACTTATAGAGAAACATATAATCAACTATCAAAACTTACAGACAAAGAACTATCAGACATTGGTCTGCATAGAGGACTAATCCACTCAGTATCAATTGGCAAATATTCTCCAGATAGATCAGATAATCCAAACTTGCGAGGTTGGGTATAATGACTGAAGCAATTTTGAAATTTACATTCGCACCTCTTTCTGGTTTTTGGGGCACAATGTGGTCGATTGGCGAATCAGCCGGTAGAGCAAGAGCCGCATCTGAACTATCACGAATGGGCATGCACGAAGAAGCAAAACGATTAATGTTAGAGAAATAGAATGATAAAAAGATTTATGAAAGCAATGGAATATAGAAGCTATTGCATGTCTATCAAAAAATTACGAGAATTAGGATACTATGAAAAAGCCCGAGAGATTTCGGAATATAAACATACAATGTATAAAACTTATTAAGCTAAAATATTTTATCGTGGCTTTATGTGTCACGATAGTCGCATTCGATTCTGGATCGAGACCTTTAAAGAAAATGGCATTATCATCGGTTCGTGTTACGCTAAATAGTAATACGAAGTCTTAACGTAAAGCGGGCTTCATGCCTGCTTTCGAATTTAAAGGAGAATAATATGAATTGGTTAAAAAACAGATTAATGGAACGCACATCTTGGGATGGTGGAGTTCTTATCGCAGTTGGTGTAGTTGCACTTATGTTTCAAGGTCTAGTCGGTTGGGCAGCATATGGCGCAATCGCTTATGGTATCTTTACGTTAGTTAAATCAGAGGACTAATTATGAATTTCGTTGATATGACAAAGCGTGAGTTAGAAGATTATGGACGTACAGTTGGCATTGAACTGGATAGAAGACTTACCAAATCCGTCTTAATTGAACGGCTTAGTGACCACTTATCCAGTTCAGAAGAAAACTTAGATCCTATCTATGTAGACGCAGAACTTGAAGAAGAATGGGGACAAGCAGACATTGAGCATCCTTTAATGCCAGTAGATGCCTTTGTTGCGCCAATTGCAGAAGAGATTTTTGTAGACCCAATACAGGCAATTCAAGCAGAAAAAGACGCAAGACGTGGAGTTCATAACCAATCGGAAATGGTACGTCAAGCAGAAGAAAAATATCAAATACTAAGAGATAAGCGTATCAATGCTGAAGTATTAGAACTAAAAGCACACACCGAAGTAGAGGTTGCTAGAAAAAATTTATCTAGTGTGCAAAAGGCATGGGAAGACAGTAAGGAACTACTGTAATTTATAAATAGTACATAACAAATCGTTGTAGTAAGACTACGGTAAACCTACGATAGAGGAAGAAAAATGGAAGACAAATCTATGGAAGAGCCAGAAGCAAATTCTGGTGAAGAGCCAACTCCAAAGAAGGCTACGAAAAAAACTACTAAGAAGGTCAAAGATGAACTTCTAGTAAAGAATGCGATTGAGATCAATCCTAAACTTGAAGAGGCTCCTAATAAAGCAGTCGTTTTAGGTTGGGGTAGAATGAATCCAATCACTGTTGGTCACGAAAAGCTGGTCAACAAAATCAAATCTGTTGCTAGACAAGAAAGTGCAACACCTCTCATTTACATATCTCATAGCCAAGACGCTAAGAAGAATCCGTTAGATTACGATGACAAGATCATGCTTGCAAAGAAAGCATTTGGTAATAAACTCATTGTTAAGTCAAATGCCCGCACTATCATTCAAATCATGCAAGAACTACAGAAGAAGTTCTCCAGAGTTATTTTGGTAGTTGGACAAGATCGCATTAAACAGTTTGATGATCTTCTAAACAAATACAACGGCAAAGACTATACATTCGACAATATCTCTATCGTATCTGCTGGTGATCGTGACCCAGATTCTGAAGGAGTTGACGGCATGTCAGCGTCCAAAATGAGAGTTGCAGCCTCACAAGGCGATTTCAAAAAATTCAAAACAGGTCTACCTCGCAGACTCCAATCAGATGCACAAGATGTATATGACATGGTACGTGGCGGAATGAAGATTGCAGAAATGCTAGAACTAGATGAAGCATTGACTATTCAGCAAAGACGCATGAGAGCAATTACCATGCGTAAGTTTAAATCGAAGATTGCTCAAGGTCGTAGACGTATGGCTAAGAAAGCCGCTACTATGGACAAACTAAAGTCACGTGCAAGAAAAGCCGCAATCAAAATCATTCGTAAAAAAGTAGCAGGCAAGAAAGGCGAGAAGTACGCAACTTTGTCTCCATCAGAGAAGATGCTTATCGATAAACGTGTCGCTAAGAAGAAATCTGCTATTGATAGAATCGCTAAGAAATTGCTTCCGCAAGTACGTAAAGCTGACCTAGCTAAACTATCAGGCAAGAAAAGTGCTAACGAAGAGTTTGAATCATTTCTATTCAATGAAGAGTTCGCACAACTTTTTGAAGAGCCCACTACAGGACAAGACCCAGATATCAAAGATAAGAAGGGTACACAGCCTGCAGTATATTACAAGGGTTTAGCCAAGTCAACTAAAGATAAGCGTGACGCACATTTCAAGAAGCACGGTAAAAAAGATGATGATGACAACTCTGCATATAAACCTGCACCTGGTGATGCAGACTCAGAGACTAAGACATCTAAGCACACTAAGAGATATCATCAGATGTTTAACAAAGAAGGTCAAATCAAATTAGATCGCCGCTTTCGTGCATTTCGTTCAAGAAAAGAAGAAGTTGAACTAGATGAGATAAGCATTAATACCGATGCTGAGAAGAGACTAAAGAAACAGCATAAAGATGAAAGATCAAACTTATCTAAAGAGCATGAGCGTGAAATGGACGGACTGCTTACTAGAGAGTTGCGTAAGAAGATCACGCAAGTAAACAAAGAAGAATTTCAATCAGAAAAAGACCTGATTGCATTCATCGAAGAGACTACTAATGATGTATTTGATCAAGTAGAACTAGATGAAGCAAAAGGTAATGAAGGTCTTAAGAAGAAAGCTGAAAAGTCTGGCATGCCATTAGGTATTCTACGTCAAGTTTATAACAGAGGCATCGCCGCTTGGAAAACTGGTCACAGACCTGGTACTACTCCTCAGCAGTGGGGCTTTGCACGTGTTAACTCTTTCATCACTAAATCATCTGGTACTTGGGGCAAAGCAGACGCAGACTTAGCCGCTAAAGTGCGTAAAGAAGAGACTGAAAACGTTACCGAAGCACTTAAAAATCCGTATAAAGGAAAACCCGAACGTGATCTAAAGCGTAAGCTTGCTTCCTTCGAAACTCAATTAGCCGACTTAATTAAAAAGAGCCGTTTCCGTCAACGTAAAGATATCGAAGGCGAAATACGAGATATGGAAACAAAGGTACAGCAAGTAAGGGCTGCATTAAAGGAAGATGTAAACGAAGCATTCGAAGAGTTTATCTCTGAGAAAAGAAGCACACAAGACCTTATCAAGTCTAAGCTAGGTTCTATTACTAACAGAAAGAACTATCAACAAGCAACGAAAACTTTGATAACTCTACTCGATAGAAAAAAGAAAGAATCGAAGGGTAAGATTAGACATGGCGTAGGATACTATGCCGCACAAATCGCAAAAAGTTACGCAGGCGTTGACGGCAGAACATTAGCAGATATGGTGCCTAGTGATTATGTATTCGAACAAGGCGGTGCTGGTGATAGAGGTACTGAAAAAGTCACTAAGCGTTACAAGAAAGATACTCCTGGCGAGACTGTCACTGAGTCAGTAGATGATCTATTTGAAGCACACTTCGAAGAAGAAGTTACTCAGAAGCAGTTGAATGACTTAGAAAGGTTTGCAGATAGATTACTTGACAAGTTTGGTATTGACGTAGAATTCACTCGCCACTTTGCTGATCGTATGAATGATGAACGCAATAAGCCTGCTATCACTATTGCAGAACTTCAGCGAGTATTCAAAAAGATTGCAAAGAACAAAGCAAAGAACATTCGTCAAAATCCTGACATCGAAGCAGTGCTTAAGGACATTCAAGCAGATTTGAACTTACCTATCGTAATCAACTATGATAGCGAAAAAGACGAATACGAAGTAGTCAACAAGACTATCATGCGTAAGAAGAACTTTGGTACATCTAGTAAAGTGATCAAGGTATGAAGAAGTTTAGGAACTTTGTGACAGAACTTAAGGTCTATGAACCTAAGTCCACAGATACTCTCGGTTTTACAAGAGACAAGATGCCTCAAGTAAGATCGAAGGATTATGATGGACTTATCAAGCATCTGAAGAAGAATAACGTTGCTGTAAAAAAGACTAAAGTTCCTGCTAAGAGTTTAAAGCCTATTCAGAAAGAATTTAACAAAGATAAGATTGTAGGGGCAATCGCTAAGATCAAGACTCTTGGTCAAGCAAAACCTCTGATTGTGAGTAAAGATAACTATATCATTGACGGACATCATCGATGGTTAGCCGCTCGAAATGTAGGTGGAAATATAGATATCATGCAAGCAGATGTGAAAGTTCATGAATTATTAAAACACGTGTACAGCTACCCAAAGACTTTCACAAAAAAGATACACGAAGGAAATGAAAATGTTTTGGAGAAAAAATAAAATGAGTAAATTTGAACTAACAAAAGAGATGCTGGCAGCAATGATTCCTGGCAACTCAAAAGTAGATATGTGGTACGATGCGATTGTAGAAATCTTTCCTAAGTACGACATCAACACGCCAGAAAGAATGGCTGGATTTATAGCACAATGTGCCCACGAAAGTAACAACTTCAAGTCACTAGAAGAAAACTTGAACTATAGCGAGAGTGCATTGAATAGAGTATTCGGACGCTACTTTGGTAAGTCACCAAAGCGTAACGCAAAAGAGTATGCACGTAACCCAGAGATGATTGCCAACTACGTATATATGGATGAGTTTCGTAAGTACAAGATGGGCAACGTTAAAGACGGTGACGGGTGGTTGTTTAGAGGTCGTGGATTAAAGCAACTTACTGGTCGTGAGAACTATACTAAGTTTGGTAAGACTGTTAACATGTCTGCTGAACAAGCCGCTGAATACGTAGCAACTGAAAAGGGTGCTATCGAAAGCGCATGTTGGTTCTGGAAGACATCTAAGTTAAATGCTATCGCAGACAAAGGCGATATCGTTAAAATGACTAAGAAGATCAACGGTGGTGATATTGGACTTGCTGATAGAACTAAGCGTTACAAAGCCGCTATTGAAATTATGGGTGGAAAGATTCCTGCTACTAAAAAGTCTAGCGTGAAGCATACAACTGTAGGCGTTGGTGACAGAGGAGACACTGTTGCGGCTGTACAGAAAGCATTAGGAATTGGCTCTGATGGTATTTTTGGACCTGGCACTAAGCGCACGTTAAAAGCTTGGCAAGCCTCAAATGGGTTGACTGCTGATGGAGTAGCTGGTCCTGCAACGTTAAAGAAACTACTAGGATAGTACGATGATTAAAAAGTTTAGCGATTTTAGAACAGAAGCAAAAGACTCAGGCGAGTACGATAATGAGGGTGGCATGGCTAAGACTCAACTTAGAGGTGTACTTGCAGATGCAGAACACATGATAGGCATGTTTGACGATGAAGACAATCTGCCAGAGTGGGTTCAGAACAAGATCACCAAAGCCGCTGACTATCTAAACTCTGCTCATCGATATATGATGAACAAAGACGGAGAAGAGTAATGGCTTGGGTTACAGTTACTAATAACACTGAGTGGGAATACGATAATGCCGCAACTGCATCTGACACTTATTCAGATACTCCTGGCACTATCGCTAATGGTATTCGAACATTTACTTTACCTGGTGGTAACGCTAGACAGACATATATCAAGTGTAGAAAAACTAGTAACCCACCTGCAACTGGTGAACTTGACAAGACATATTGGGACGCACAATGATGAAAAGCTTTAAAAGATATAACGAAGAAGCTGTTGATGCCGTATGTGAAGAGTGCGACATCTATGCAGATTTAGTTTTAGAAGAATCTGAGTATCAAGGAAGAAAGGTTACGCTAAACGACCCGTTTCGACTACCCAGTGGTTCTAAGAGAAAGTTTGGCGTATACGCTAAAAATGATAAAGGTAACGTGGTGAAAGTTCAATTTGGTGATCCGAACATGGAAATCAAACGAGATGATCCTGCAAGAAGAAAAAGTTTTAGGGCTAGACACGGTTGTGACAATCCAGGTCCAAAGTGGAAAGCTAAGTACTGGTCTTGCTATCAATGGCGAGCCAGTGCCAAAGTAGATAACTAATAAATAGTAACATAAAATAATTAAAGGAGAAACTCATGTTTAAGAAACCAGAAAATATTCGGCCATTGCCAGCAGGTATGGTAGATGCTTTCACTGCTAAAGTCGCTTCTCAGGGATACAAGATGCCTGAGGCAGAGCCTGTTGCAGAAGCCGAAGTAGAAGTAGAAGCACAGCCTGAAGAAGTATCAGAAGCAGTAGCATCACGTGGCGTAGATAAAACTAAACCAGGTGACGGCGACACTAAGATGCCTAAAGTTGCTGATGTGACTCCAGAAATTGGCATGATCTCATCGAAAGATAAGGCAGCCAAGTCTGTAGAAACTGCTGTAAAAGCCGCTTCAAAATCTCAACACGAAGAAATTGAACTCGTTCAAGACGGTGGTAAAGTACAAGTTGAAGATGTAATGTATGAAGCTACGATTAAGGTAAAAGCATTCACTGGTAAGGCACCAGCTGGTATCAAAGTAAAGAAAATCGCTTCATCCTCTATGGGTGGTAACGATGTTGAAATGACTGGTCCAGATGCTAAACTCATTGCTTATGCTAAGAAGAGTCTTGGCTGTGATGCGTCATGTAAGACTATCGCAGACGTTGAAAAGAGTCTGAGTGAAGTATACGAAAGTAGCTGTAGCACAGTATCATCTTCATACAAGCCTAAAGCTAAGAAAGAAGAGATTGATCCAGTAAATCCTAAAGCTGTTAAAAAGAAGTTTGATGATCGTAAAGACAAAGACATCGACAATGACGGTGATGAAGATGAGTCAGATGAGTATTTACACAGACGCAGAAAAGCAATTTCTAAAGCTTTGGAGGACTAAATGACTAACGAACTAAACGAAAGATTTAGTCCTATGCATGTCAAGCAAGCGATTGGTATTGCGTCTGATAAACGCTATGCTGGTGGCAACATGACTGGTGCAGTCAAAGCTATTGAGAAGATGAAAAAAGGATTGTCTGATCATCCACAAGTTAGGGCGGTACTTAAGCGTCAAAACGAAGATGTGAATGAGAAGTTTGATCCTGCTGACTTTGATATGGTCGCAACTGACAAAGATAAAGCTGGCGCTAAGATGAACATTATCATGCAGTTGCGTAAAGCGGCTGACGTGAGAGGTAATCTTCCTATTCAATTTGCTGACGGTAAGAAAGCTAAGTTACCTCCAAAAGTAATTGAACTTGCACTTAAGAAGTTTGCTTCTTTTCGTAAGCCAGATACTAAAGAGAAACTTCAAACTGCAATGAGTAAATCATACAAAGATATGGTACATGCTCTGAAAACTATGCGTGAAGAAGTTGAACTGGATGAAGCAAGGCGTACTCCTGGTCATGATCAAGTAACATTCAAAGCTGTTCCACATAAAGACGTAGATGACTTTGAAAAGCTTATTAAATCTGTCGGCCAATTTAAGATGATTATCAAAGGAACTCCAAAGGGCACTGACTTTATTGTTTCAGGTCCAAGAGCGTCTATGGATAAGCTAGATAAAGCACTTAGATCCAATAAGCGATTTAGCGAATCAGTGGAAATTGATACTACGCCTCTAACTGAGGGAGTAGACAAGGCTAAGATTCAAAAGCAAATTGATCAAGCAGAGAAGTATCTTAAGAGTTTCTTTGGCAATACTTCTTCTGTCAAAATGAAAAAGTTTGCTATTCAGAAAAAAATTGAGAAACTAAAAAAGCAACTCAATGAAGCTGAAGAAGATTATTGTGATTGCGGATGTGAGTGCGGAAAGAAAATCTGTGAATCGTGTGGTAAGCCACATAGCCCAGAAAATCTTGATGAATCTAAGATGGCTGGATGGGTAGCAATTTATAACGGTAAAAAAGTAGAGATCAAAAAGAGTGAAGCAAATGATCTATACGGAGCCAAGATGAAGGCTGCCAAGATGCTAAAAGTGCCTAAATCTAAGATGGGTCTCTTAGCTATTAAGCCTGGTTATAATGAAGAGGTTGTTCAAGAAGCTAGACCACCACAAATTCAGAAAGGTAAAGCTAAAGGCTCTATCTCTGCAACTGGTATACGTGGCAAAGGCAACAAAAAGTTTGATGTAGATATTAACTTCGATAACGGTAAATTCTCGTTTCGTATCACAGATGAATCTGGAAAGTTTCAAACTGTAGGTATTAAGCAAGCGTCTAAGATGTTAGGTGAAGAAGTTACTAATGAACTAATGGCTGAACAGAACCTTCAAGAAGCACCTAGCTACAAACTACATCACAATACTTTTAGCGGTGCAGTACAAGAAGCAATTGCAGTCGCTAAGAAACAAGGTTATGACGTTGATGAAGATGATTGGTCTGATAAAGTCGCTACTGGTCCTAAAAAGCCAAGTAAAGACAAAACTAACAGATACTCTATCAAATTAACTAAGAATGGCAAGCCCACTCGCAAGTTTTTACAAATTCAAGTGTATAACATGGGCGCAAAATACGAACTGAACTGTTACGTTCAATAAATACTAAGAACCATTTAAAAGGAGAAATAAAATGGCACTATGGGGAAACACAGACGTTGATGCAGATATTCCGTCTCATTTGAGTACGGCTGACAACGCAAAATGTTACTTTGTCGATATCACTGAAGCAGGTATAGCGGCTAACAAAGCAAAGGGTCTAAATACTGGTGGGTGGAATCTTTATTCAACTTACACTGATGGAACTGGCGCAACTCGACACAAAGCCGAAACTCTTGTAGCTATGGGTGTTACTGCAGCCACTGCAGGCGATGCTGGTACTACTGGTGTTACTGCTGACGAAGACGCAGTTGTAGCTGATAGTTAATCCGCTGATAGTTATAAATATACTGGAGAGCAATAAAGCTCTTCAGTATTATAACTAAAGGTGAATAAACTATGAAACTTGACGAAGACAGCTTTTTGTTGTATGCTGCCAAATATTACGATATTAGAATGGCCGCATCTTCAGAAGAATTTTATGACGATCTTAAACGATTTCAACATCTGAAAAGATTGTTTAAGCGATATGATGACGATGACGATTTAAAGGTAAGACTGATATTGAATCATCTAACCGTATTGTATAACTGTTTTGGTTATTCAGCGACCACTATGTTATTTTACAAACTAGAAGACTATCATCAGTTTTTAAAACCTTTTGTAGTCTTTCTAGCTTTCATGCCTGACGTAGTAGAATATAGTGATAAGAAAATTATATCATCCGAGATACCTTTAGACCTTAGAATTATAAAAGAGTTAAGAGAATTATGATAGTCGATCTTTTTTTAGTATATCAATTTATCCGCAGACTCGCTACGCCGTTTACTGAATGGAAGGCGCATGAGTTGGGCATTATTGACGATAAAGGTGTACAGCTAAAGAAGCGCAGAGACTTTACGACACGTGAAGAGAAGGATGCGTATGGAATATTCGACATCATGATTACTAAATTAAAGAGATTGATTGAGAAGGTACCTGGCGGTAAAACAAGACTTGGGTCTTACGCCGCGGCTCTCTATCTCATAAAAGAACACAATACCATTTTAGATCAAGGAGAAACTCTCACGGAAGAGCACCTTGAAGAAAAGTTAATGGAATATATGTCACTTGTCGAATCCACGCAGTTTGATGTGGATCAATTATTTGAACGGGCATTTGAAGA